CGAGGTCGGCGGGGACCGGAGAGGTCACGCGATGGCGCGTTTTGGGAAAAGCGCACTGGCCGACGAGGTGTTTCTCGATGTTGAGGACGGCATCCGGCGGAACATTTCCGTCGGCTACCGGATTAATGAAATGGAGGCCGAGAAGGGCGAGGAGGGGGAGACTAAAACCTTCCGAGTGATGGACTGGACGCCACTAGAGCTTTCCGTTGTTTCCATCCCCGCAGATACCTCTGTCGGAATTGGCAGGGACGCTGGGGGTGAGTTCGAGACGACGGTGATTGAAACCCAACCTAAAGAGGATAAAGAAATGACGGATACCACCGTTGAAAAGGTTGAGGCGACACAGGTTGTGCCGGAGGTAGATACCGACGCCATTGCCAGTGAAGCTGTCGGCCACCGCAACAACGAGATTGCGGAAATTAACGCCATCGCAGAGAAGCACAACAAACGCTCTCTCGCGGACAAGGCGATCAAGGACGGCTTGACCGTCGCTGAGTTCAAGGGCGCTTTGCTTGAGGAAATCGGCGATGACAAGCCCATCGAGCGTCCCGCTGCGGAGCTTGGTCTGGACAGCAAGGAGCGGGAAAGGTATTCCATGCTCCGCGCCATCAAGGCCGCTGGTTCCAAAGACTGGCGCGGTGCCGAGTTCGAGCGCGAATGCTCTGAGGCCATCGCCAAGCGGTCTGGGAAAGCGCCTCGCGGTTTCTTCTGCCCGATGGACCTGTCTGGCTGGGGTCAGCGTGATCTGACTGTTGGCACGGACTCTGCGGGCGGCTACATGAAGGGCACCGATCATCTCGGTTCCAGCTTCATTGATGCACTCCGCGACCAACTGGTGCTGAAGGGCATGGGTGCCCGCGTTCTCAGTGGCCTCCAAGGTGATGTTGCGATTCCTGGTTTGAACGCCAAGACCACAACTTATTGGGTGGCGGAAAACGCTGCGCCAACGGAAGGTGCGCCGACGTTCAGACAGGTCACAATGTCTCCCAAGACCGTGGCTGGCTATGTGGACATGAGTCATAAGCTTGTGGCCCAGAGCGATCCATCAATTGAGGAAGTGATCCGGGCTGACCTGGTTTCCCAGGTTGCTGCCGCGATTGACGATGTGGGAATTGAAGGTGGCGCATCCAACGCGCCCACCGGCATCCTCCAAACGTCAGGCGTCGGGTCGGTCGCACTCGGCACTAATGGTGCAGTCCCCACATGGGCGAGTGTGGTTCAGCTTGTTCAGGAGGTCGAGGTCGATAATGCGGCCACCGGCAACCTGGCCTATCTGACCAATCCCAAGGCCAAGTCTAAGATGGCCCGAACGGCCAAGGTAAGCTCCACCGACTCCAAGATGATTCTGGATGCTCCGTGGAACGAGCTTTACGGCTATCCCATGACCACGACCAACCTTGTCCCATCGGACCTGACGAAGGGAAGCGGATCAGCACTGTCCGCCCTCATCTTCGGCAACTTCAATGATCTCATCATTGGCGAATGGGGAACACTGGATGTGTTGGTGGACCCGTATTCTGGAAGCACCACTGGTGCCACCAGGATGACCATCTTCATGGATGTGGATGTCGCTGTCCGGCACGCGCAGAGCTTTGCTCGCTGCACGGACATGATCACCACATAAAGTCTTAGGGCGGGGCTTCGGCCCCGCCCATTTTCTTTGGAGAAGCTGTAATGCCTAAAATTAAGATCACACGAAGCTGCGTTTGTAACGGAGAACATGCAGAGGCGGGCGAGGTTGTGGATGCGTCCACGGAGGACGCCACCTATTTGATCGGCCTGGGAAAGGCCGTGCCAGCCGGGAAGGCTCCCAAGGCGGAAAGCCGCGAGGCGGACGCCGAGGAAAGCATTTCCAAGCGGATGAAATAGGTGGCGGTTGAAAGCGCGACGGATCGCGCCGCGTTTTTTTCAACTGACGACTTTGGAGTGGCGGCGACATATACGCCGTCCGGCGGCAGCGCGTCCACGGTGAACGGTCTGCTTGAGGATGATTTTTTTGCTGCGCTTTCTGGCACCAGCGAGGTTCCCATTGAAAGCGCCAAGCTGACTTTCACATGCCGCGAGGCGGATGTTTCCAGCCCACGGCACGGCGATGCTGTTGTAATCAACTCGGTGAGCTACACGGTGGCCGGTGTTCAACCGGATGGCGCCGGGATGCTTATCCTGATTTTACAGACGACCTGACATGCCTGACCATATCAGACAGACAATCCGTGAGGCTGTTGTGACCGCCGTCACCGGCCTGACGACAACTGGGAGCAACGTCTATGACAGCCGGGTGGTCCCAGTTGAGACCCAGACGCTGCCATGCTTGCTGGTTTATGCGTCGAGCGAAACAGTGGAGGTCGAGACGCTGGGAAGCGCACGATCCCTGCTGCGTGAGCTAGAGGTTGTCGTGGAGGGAGTTGCCAAGGCCACATCCTCCATCGAGGACACTCTGGACCTCATAGGCAAGGAGGTGGAGGTCGCCATAGGCGGCGGGCCGACGCTCTCCGGCGCTTGTGATGACATCCATCTGACTGGTGTGGAGTTATTACTTTCCGGCGAGAGTGAGACACCACATGGCACAGTCAAGATGACATTCGCGGCGTTCTACTCGACGCCCGAGAACGATCCAACCACATCGAGGTAATGAAAATGAAAGAAGTCGAAATGTGGCCGCCAAAAGGCGGCACTAGCGTAATGGTCTTGCCGGAGAACGTCGAGACCATGAAAGGGCGCGGGTGGGCCGTAAAGGAAAAGCCCGTCGCTAAGTCAAAACCCGCATCTGCCACGGAGGAAAAGGAACATGGCTAACCATAAGGGGTCCGAAGGGACCGTCAAGATCGGCACGAATGTTCTTGCCGAAGTCAAAAGCTGGTCGTTAGACCAGACCGGAGATACGCTGGAGGACACCAGCATGGGCGATTCCGCCCGCACATTTCAGAGCAGCCTCACGAGCTGGAGCGGCTCAGTGGATGTGTTCTGGGACGAGACAGACACCTCGGGCCAGGGCGCTCTCACAATTGGCGCGTCGGTAGCGGTCAACCTCTATCCCGAAGGCGCTGGTTCAGGGGACACCTATTTTTCCGGCACCTGTCTAGTTACTTCCATTGGTCGCACAGCCAGCTTCGACGGCATGGTGGAGGCTTCCTTTACCTTCCAGGGCACGGCTGCGCTCACTGAGGGTACCGTCTAATGGCTGAAAAAAACTCGGTCCTCGACCGGGCCAAGGATCATTTTTCCGAAATGGAAATGAAAGTGATTGAGGTCGAGGAGTGGGGTGAGGGCAACGAGGCATTGGTAATCTACGCCAAGCCTCTGACGCTGCGTGATAAGTCACGCATCCTGAAAATGTCTAAGGGCGACGACATCTCCATCATGGCTGAAGTGGTCGTGATGAAAGCCGAGGACAAGGACGGGAACTGCCTCTTTACCCGCGCCGACAAGGAAACGCTCATGCGATCCGTCGACCCCGACATTATAGCCCGCATCGCAGCGGAGATTATGGGGTCGGAGTCGTTCGAGGACCACACAAAAAACTGACTGAAAACCCAGACGCATTCACCGTGATGGCGCTGGCTGATCGGCTGGGTAAATTCAAATCAGAGGTTCTGGACATGACCGTGAGCGATTTCAACGAGTGGCTTGCCTATCTGGAAGTGAGAGAAAATAAATGGCGAAAAAGCTAAAGTTTGACATCCACGCGCAGGACAAGACTAAGCGGGCGTTCAGCGCCGTCACGCGCCGTCTTTCTGCCATCAAGAAGTCGGTTTTTTCGCTCAAGGGTGCGCTGGTGGGTGCCTTCGGCGTGGCCGGGGTGGTTTCTATTGCCCGCTTCGGCAAGGCCGCCATTGAGGCCGCCGACAAGATAGCCAAGACAGCCGATGCCATCGGAATCACCACCGACGCGCTGCAAGAATACCGCCACGCCGCCGAGTTGTCGGGCGTGGAAACGGCCAAGATGGACAAGGCCATCACTGACTTCGCCGCCCGCCTGGGTGAATTGAAGATCGGCTCGGGCGCGATGACGACTCAACTCAAGTTACATGATAAGGAGCTTCTCGCCACCCTTAAATCTACGACCAACGTGACCGACGCGCTTAACATTTATGTCGATGCTCTGGCAAAGACAAAAGACCAGTCAATAAAACTAGCCCTTGCCAATGCTGGCTTCGGTCGGACGGGGAAGGCTTTAGTCAACATAATCAAGGAGGGCACGGGGGGGCTTCAGCGTATGCGCGAGGAAGCGCGGCGGCTGGGGTTGATTATAAGCGAGGACATGCTGCGGGGAGCCGAGGCGGCAAACGACCAACTTTACCGGATGCAAAAGATTATCGGCGTTCAACTGACGAATGCCATTCTTAAACTTTCGCCCCAAATAGTAGCATTATCGCAAAAATTTATAGATGGCCTCCCTGGTTTGATAAAGTGGGTCAAAGGCTTAGGTGAGGTTCTCGGAATAATTGATCCTACGCCTTTGGCTATTTTTAATGGTCGATTGGCGGACACTGAAGATCAACTGGCGAAAGTCAACGCCAAAATAGCGGAAACTAAGGACAGCGCCGCTGGTTGGGAAAAGTCTTGGATTCCGGGTTCGACGCTGCGGCAGATTGCTGACGAGGCTGTACTGAAGGTTCTTGAGAAAGAACGGGTTGCACTTGAGGCCCGCGCCGCCCTGCTAAGACGCCATATCGCGGATATAGAAAAACTAAGAGAACTGCGAAAGGCTGAACCGGGCGCTGACCCAGAGGAAGCGGCGGGGACTGGGCCTCTTGCCGCCGATAGAGAGGAATTTCTTAAAAGCACTGCCAAAGTAATGGCACGCCTTAAAAAGCAAGTCGTCAAAGAGACGGAGGCGGGCCAGCGTGCTTTGGAGCGGAT